AATTTACCAGTTTCTGGATGCTTACCAGCAAAAATAGCTGGAGCACCATCCCATTTGACTGATGTATTTACTTTTCTTTTACTCTTACCTTGTAAATGTGAAAGCAAATCGGTTATAAAACCTCTTGCAGTCTTATAGCCACCCTCTCCTTTAGTAAGAATAAGCTCCTCTAAATGAGTAAGGTGGGTATTGGCTTTAGCCTCATTTAGAAGCTCGTATTGTTCAAAATATAGTTTAAATGTTTTCATTATACGGTTGGATAGTAATCAGGATAGCCTTCTCTAGTACCTGAGCTTGATCTTAAAATACGTATTTGAGGTCTAACCATAGGTGATTTAGCAAATTGATCACCAGTTACTATAGTTGAAACAGCACCTTTACTCGACTTTTTATAATTTATACCGATTAACTTATCCCACTCTCCGTTAGTACCTTTTTTAGATTCTTTATACCAGTCAAAACTTTGCTTTTTATATAAATCTATAGCTTCATCAGGACTAATTACATCCTTTGCAAATAATTGAGCGAAAGGAGCCGCGTGTTTTTCATCAAGCATTTTTGAAAATAATTCTTTAGCTAAAGAAGCATAATAATTACCATCTTTACCTTCATTCTGTTTATGTTGATTTATTCTATCTACCAATTCTACCAAGCTCATAGTTTTATTACCTTGAGCTGGTCTTCCATAATTTCCAATATACTTATCAAGTATAGGTTGTATTTCTTTCTGGGATGGAGCTGCTTGATCACTTATTCTACCTCCGTTTAATTTAAGTTCATATAGCTCTCCATCAATATCAATATCACCCTTTGTACTTAGATTAACGCGAGGAGATAAAAATGTAAGCGCTACTTCACCTGGTCCTTTTTGCTCTTTACCAACCCCAACACCAATCAAATCCTTGTAAGCTTCCCAAACATCTTCATGTAAAAATATTTTATTCCAAGGCTTATTTCCTGGTGCTTTTAGCCCCTCGACGTTAATGGCTTTATCTTGATTTACTAATTGAACAACATTAGTAATTTGATCACTTGATAAGTCACCACTCATTAAAAGACGTAGAGCATCTTTTACATCAGCTTCTTTACCTTTAAATGTATCTTGAATAATACCCTTCAAAGCTTTAGTTTCAATATATTTCTTTACTTTGATTTGATCAGCATAATCTAAAACATCAAATAATTGTATATCTTCATTTGATAATTTTAATTTTTTAGAATCAGTAACTTCGTGTTTTTCTAAATCCTTCTCCTTCTCAGGCATAGGAACCATTTCACCTTTTCGTGGACCTCCTTTAAGAGTTTTAAATAGCTCCTTTTGTTGCTCGTCAATTAAATCTTGATTCGATACCTTTAAATGTTTACGTGGAGGTATATTACCGTTAACTTGCTCTTTATAAATTTTTTCTAGTGACCATTGCATGATATTAATTTTCTAAAAGTTCATCTTCTAAGGGTTCATCAGTAAATTGAAGTAGTCTTGAAATAGTTTCAACTACTTTCATAGGCTCTGTTTCATTAAATTCATCATTAACTGCGCTAGCAATTTGTGCTTCCTGGGTTGTAGGTTTATATCTAAATGCATCAGCAAGTATCTGAGCTAAATATAGCTCCGACTCAGGAGTAATGCCACCTAAACCAGGTCCTCTAGTATATACTGCTCTTAAAGCTACTGGTAACCTAACTACCACGCTTTTAATAATTGATCTTGGATTTGGATCTTCAGTTTCTGGAGCACTAGTATGAGTTCCAATCTCCTTTAATTCAAGCTTCTCAATATCATCAGCTTCATCATCAGTAGGCATAAAGGCAAAAGCAGCTGCTATAAGTTCTGCCATAGCTTGTACACCAGGAGACGGAGCTTCTTCAGTTGTTTCAACCTCAGCAATATCAACATCCTCTTCCTGTTCTAAAAGAGACATCATCTCTTCCATTATTTTTAAAGTTCTCATTTTATTTAGCTGCTTGTTCAAATTTTTTAGCAATATTTAAAGCGGCTTTTGACATTTTTCTTTTTGCCATTTGTAATTGTCTTTTAGTTTTACTAGTAAGCTGGCCTCCAAGAGATTGGTCTGGTAAACTTGCTATAGCATTTATAGTTTCAACTGTTTCTTTCGCTTCATTATCTTCAACGTTTAAATGCCCACCACTTTCTTCTGCAAATTTTAAGAAGTTTTCATAAGACGAGCCGACATCGTTAGGTAACGTAACTGTTGCCATTAAATTACCGTCTTTATCTTTATATTCTACTGTAAAAGGACCTTCTCCTGGTTTGTTTTCTTCTATCAACTTCAGAAACTTGCTCATGTATATATTTATGGCAATAAAGAGAGTTTTATATTTATATTTGATAGAAACTCTTTTTCTATTTGCTGAAGTTCGTACCTTCTTAAGAATAATCTAAACTTATAAAACGAAACAGCTGAAGTATCTTTCTTATTGAACGACATATAGTCCCGTTCACCTAAAAAAGTACTAAAGTCTTCATTATTATATGTAATATTGGTAGGTAAAGCATTAAAAATACGCTTAACTAACGTATATTCAATAGATTTACCGTTAGTTTTATAGTAAAACCACTTCTTATTGTCAGTTTCTCTACAAACTCTTACCAATTCTTTAATAATAAAGTGAATACCAAGCTTATTTTTATCTTTTCTCGTAAGTTTTAACTCATTTTCATTAATATAAAGCAGATATTCGTTAAAAGATCTGTCTAAACACTTATTAAAGTTAATAAACTCAAATCCACGTACTGGATCACTTACGACCTCCGATTCTAACATTGATAATTCCGTTGTAATAGTCATCTCGAAGTAAAACTTCTTCTTTAAATTGTAATCTAGCTTCGTAATAACTCAACTCCCATTTCGAATCACACCATCTAAGTATTTCAAACTTAAAACTATCCATACCTAATGCTTCGAGATCTTTATTGAGCTCATTAGATGAAGAAGTATAGGTCTTCCAATCAGTTTCTATTTTTTCATGGCGTTTATTCTTTTTACCCTTTAAAGGAGGTCGCTTTCTAATAGATTGGCATTGTTTCTTACCAATATACTTCTTATCATTAGTAAGATTAGTTATCTTATAAATGAAACCGTAAGGTAGGTCCGCNCTTTCTTCAAGAACCCCCTCCCAATGACCTAAATCTACCACTTTCTACAAGACCAATACCTAGCTTTAGTCTTTGGACCNGGGTTATCGCAATTATGTCTAGCTCTAAATGATTTACGAGCTTTTGGATTACTCTTACGAATTTTCATAGTCTTCTCACCTTTTCTTTTAGCAGAAGTTCCACCATGACCAAAATTTACTTTCTTTACATTACCAGTTTTAGGATCCTTAACGTATACTTTAAACTTTTTAACGTCCCCTCTCGTAGGCTTGTTAAGCTTTACCTTACGTCCTCTATACTCAGCATCTTCTTCAGGTGCTTTTTCATCATCTTCATTAGGATTTTTATATGTAGGATCTGATCTGTACTTAGGCCCTCCTCTACCATCAGCATCTGCATCACCTGATCTTAATCTACCTGCTGAATCATAATGCTTACCTTTAGGAGCTTCTTTAGCTTCTAAAATCTCTCTTACTAGATCATCAAACTTCATAATATTATTTATTTAACAATGGTAATTTAAATAGCGCTGTAATGCCTTTGCATAATGTGTACCCTTATTTTTAAGTTTACCCTTAGCTCCACGAACCTTACTGCATGATAACTTACCCAATCTATTTTTAAGTATACCTGGCTTAACAGGTTTATGAATACCTTTCTTTTCGCCATCCTCTTCTCTTAAACGTTTAGTTTTACGCTTGCTAGCCTCTTTCTTATTAGAAATATATTCGTAAGCTGCAGATAATCTTTTCTTCTTAACAGGATCTTTTACTCTACCTTTAGCCGCTCTAACTCTTTGATGTATTAAATTAATAATTTGTGACTGTCTTGCGTGTGACTTGCTTTTAAATGAAGACTTGTTTAAAGTATCTCTAATATCCGACACACTACTAAACTTTACACTTACTGTATCTTTAGGATTTTCATCCGTATAAAGTCTTCTGCTTGAACCCTTTGGTTTTTTACCAGTACCTTTTTTAGGCTCTTCTGCATTTTCACTCTTCCAGTTAACTCGCTTAGAGCTCTTCTTTTTATACATCTTACCCTTTATCTTCTTACATGCTGCCTTAGTTGGTCTACATGCTGGATAACTACCACCTGATTTTTTAGATTTACGTCCACAAGGTCCTCCAGTCTTACAATTGACCCAGCCCTTAAACTTCTTTCCAGTTTTAGGATCAGTACCTCCCCTCTTAAACCACTGGCGAAGAGAGTCACTAGCTTCTAGTAAATCTTTCTGTGTCATTTTTTCTTCTTCCAAATTTTACCTTGTCTACATCTTACAATAGCACCTGACTTATAAGCAGAAGTTTTCTTACCATAAACTGAATCTGCTCTACGCTTACATCTATCAGCTTTCTTTTTCTTCTCAGCATCCTCTTCGGGTAAAGTTTCTTCATCCTCTCCCGATAAATATAAACCATCAAGACCATCAACCTCCTTCTTCTTTTTTTTCTTTTTCTTACCACCTACTGTACCAGCTCTTGATACGACCTTACCTAATACTTTAGGTCTTCTAGCGTCTCCTGGTGCATAAGCATCATCATTAGAAGATATTCTACCCGCTGCTGGGTCATATATAGCTGCTGTATCTCCTAAAGCACCACCATCACCAGCGGTATTGTTTTCTAGTAAGTTGTAAAAGATCTTTTCAAATTTACCCATTGATTCCATTCTATATATATTTATAATAGATGGATGGAATTGCTAAAAAAGTATATCGAAGAAATTACTAAAGATCTATATTTAGATGATTTCAATATTAAAGAATCTCAAATGAGATTACCAGCTAAGAAGCATTTCTGGGTAGCAAGACTTATGGACGCAAAAATTAATCGTAACTCTTTGTTAAGAAAAAAGAAACAACTTAAAAAAGAAGTAGTTAAAAAGGTTATTGCGGATTCCCCTGTAAAGATTAGTCAATCTGCTGCGGAATCAGCAGCTGAAAGACATGATTCAATTGGTAGGATTAATGATTCAATACATGAACAGGATTCTATTATCGAATACTTAGAAAAGGTTGAGAAGATTATGGGTCAAATGCACTGGGAGATAAAAAATATTATCGATATCAATAAAATGGAGCAGCTCTGATGTTAACCTTTGATTATAATACAAGCAATAGAAAGCTTTTAGTAAAAACAGAAGATAGTTCTTTATTTGATAAGATTAGAGAGCATTTTAGTGTTGAGAATGAAGGGGCAAGATTTGCCAGATATAGAGGCCGGTTTGCAGCTCGTAGAAAATACGCTATTACCGGTACAGGTGCTAGCGAATTAGGTTTATATTGGGATATAAGACAATATCTTATTAAAGAGCAGGTAAAAGTTGATGTTAATATTACCGAAAAGCTACAAAAAGTACTAGATGTAGGTAGGGATATTGAACTTTATAAGAAATTTACTTTAGAATTAAGAGAATATCAAGAAGATGTAATTAAAAAAGCATTAAAGATAGGTAGAGGTACGTGTGTATTAGGGACTGGTGCTGGAAAAACCTTAACTACTGCAGCTCTTATTGAAAATTACTTTCAGAGTTGTCCTGATAAGGATACTTTTAAGTGTATTGTGTTGGTACCTGACTTAGGCCTGGTATCTCAAACGTATGAAGAGTTTAATGATGTAGGTACTACCTTTAAAATGACTAAATGGACGGGTAAAACTAAGCCTGATCTAACTTCTAATGTTATTATATGTAATATAGGTATAGTTCAAAGTCAGTTTGATAATAATGACTGGATGAAATATATAGATTTGCTTATAGTTGATGAGTGTCACAAGATAAAAGCTACAAACAAGGTAAGTAAGATAGTATCTAAGATTAAAACTCATAATAAGTACGGTTTTACCGGTACTTTACCTGAGAATAACTTAGATAAATGGTCAATTATAGGTAAATTAGGCCCTGTTATATACGAAAAAACAAGTTATGAGTTAAGATTAGAGGATTATTTAGCTAATGTTAACGTAAAAGTATTAAATTTAGAGTATAAGATACCTCCTCGTTATCTTTCTGATAACAAATATAGAGAAGAGTTAGATTTTATATACGAAAGCCCGTTTAGAAATACTTTTTTATCAAAACTATGTAGTAAATTAGATAATAACACGTTAGTTTTAGTAAATCATATTAAACATGGGTTAGAATTACAAGAATATTTAAAAAATAGTGAAGATAAACAGGTTTATTTTATTAGAGGTGAGGTAGAAGTAGAGGAGCGTGATAAGATTAAAAAGATAATGGAGAAAGATAGTAATGTTATATGCATAGCTATGAGTTCTATCTTTTCTACAGGGGTTAATATCAAGAACTTACATAATATCATATTTGCTGCTGGAGGTAAGTCCTTTATTCGTACGGTTCAGTCGGTAGGACGTGGATTACGTAAGCATGCTAGTAAAAACAAGTTAATAATATTTGATATATGTGATAAGCTGAGATATGGCCTTCGTCACTGCGAGAAGAGGAAGGATATATATCAGACTGAGAAGATCAAGTATACAGAGAGTATTATTCTTGAAAAATAATAAACATAGATTATAATTTATCAAATGGCCGCGAAAGAGAAGAAACCATATTATATAGAGCCGAAAGTCTTTAAAGAGTCTTTACGTAAATACTACGATACCGATAATTTAACAGATGATTTAGCTGAAAACATTAAAAAGATTGCTTATGGATTAAGTTATAATGCTTCTTTTATCAATTATACTTATAAAGATGATATGATAGGAGATGCTTTAATTAAAATGTATTCAGCTTTAAAGCATAAGAAGTTTAATTTTGATAAAGCTACTAANCCCTTTTCATATTTTACTACNATAGCGTATCACGCCTTTATTAATAGGATTAAAAAAGAGAAAAAGCATCATGAAGCAGTTACAAAGTANAAAGANAGAGTTTATGAAGATTATATGTCTGATCCAACNAATACNCATGGGCATGTATACGTTAAACCAATAGACGAAGAGAATACTTTTGAAAATTAGTAANCCAAGAGTTGCTATTTTTTCAGATCTTCATCTAGGAGTACATACTAATAGNTCTGATTGGCATAATTATGCTATAGANTGGGCTCACTGGTTTAAAGAGGAGTGTAAACGAAAAAATATCAAAGATATAATCTTTTGTGGTGATTGGCANCATAATAGAAGTGAGATATCAGTTAATACTCTGCAAGTATCTGCAGATATATTAGATATATTATGTGATTTTAATATTATCGCTATAACTGGTAATCATGATATATACTATAAGCATCGTACTGATGTTAATTCTTTGTCTATCTTCAAGAAACGTAAGAATGTAACGATTTTAGATAGACATGATACAATAGAAGCGTTCGATCGTACTATTACCTTTTGTCCTGGAATACTAAAGTAAAAGATATTCCTGAAAGTGATGTTATCTTCGGCCATTTTGAGATAGAAACTTTCAAGATGAATACATACAAGGTATGTGAAGAAGGACTTAAGGTTAAAGACCTACTTAAAAAGAGTCCATTAATTATATCTGGTCATTTCCATACTAGACATGAAAAGAAGTATGGTAAAGGTACTATCTTATATGTAGGTAATCCTTTTCAAATGGATTTCGGTGATGCTGGTAATAGAAAGGGTTATTATATTTTAGATTTAGATACTTTAGAGTATGATTTTACATATAATAATATATCTCCTACGTATAAGAAAATTTCATTAAGTGAATTAGTAAAAGAAGAGACTATTACTAAGAAAGTAATAGATGATTTTGCTGGTAATATTACGAAATTGAAGGTTGATATGAATATATCGCAAGCTGATATGGATATTCTTATCAAGAAGCTAACTTTACTTAAACCGGAAGTATTGACAGTAGATTACGATATTAATTTTAATAGATTAATGGATGATAGTGCTGATAAAGAAGATTTGTCTGGTATTGATATACCTCAAGCTATTGAAGAGTTTGTGAATTTACTTGATATCAAGAATAAAAAAGAGATAATAGGATACACTCTAGGATTGTATGAAAAGAGTAGACTTTAAAAAGCTTAGTATTGTAAATTTTTTATCTGTAGGTGAAGATCCTGTAACTATAGAGTTTAGTAAAGGACTTCATGTTATTACTGGTAAAAATAAAGATAAGCCTGATAGAAGAAATGCTATTGGTAAGAGTACTATAGCTGATGCGCTGTATTTTGCTATTTTTGGCGAGACTTTACGTGAACTCAAGAAAGATCTTATACCTAATAACTTAACTAATGGTAAGACACATATTGAATTAGATTTTGAAGTAGATTCACCTAAGGGTAAAAATAATTTTAAGATTATTCGTACTCTTTCTCCTTCCAAGGTACTTATTTTTAAAGATGGAGTTGATAAGACTCGTGATAGTATAAAAAATACTACTACATATATTAATAATGTATTAAGTGCTTCCCCTTCTATATTTCAAAACTGTGTTATTATGACTGTTAATAATGCTGTTCCGTTTATGGCTAAAAATAAAATTGAAAAACGTAAGTTTATCGAAGATATTTTTGGTATGGAGGTATTTAGTACTATGCTCGCTACTCTAAGGCAAGATTATAATGAGATATCCCGGGAGCATGATACGAGGTTAACTAAGTTAGAAGAAGTAGATAAGTCTTATAAAAATTACGAAGAACAAAAGCAAAAAATACTTCAAACTAGAAAAGAAAAGAAAGCAAAGTATCTAGGTAGACAGCAGGACAATACTCAAGAAGCAGAAAGGCTTAATTGTGAGCTTGAAAAAGTACAGCAGATTAATATTTCGAAAGTAGAAAGACAAATATCTGCATTAGAAGAAGGGGTTTTAGATCAAGATATAAGGATTGAAAGTAATCTAGAAGCAGTTGCTCGTAATAAAGCTTTAGCTGCTTCAAGGAAAGAAAGATATAAGAAAATGGGTACTGAAGAGGAAAAATGCCCAGTATGTCTTCGACCTATGGAAGAGCATGATGCAGAATTAATAGCTGAAGAAAAAGAAAAGCTTAAAAATGCAATTCATGAAGCAATAGATGATATTAAGTACTATTCTGATGGGCTAAAGGAATTAAAAGTTAGAAAAAATAAATTTTTAAAAGCTATTAACGAATGTCGTAATAAAATATCTGAAGCTAAACTTCAAGAGCAAAATAAAGCTAATATTGAAGAACGAATTAAACAACTAGATAAGTGGCAAGTCGAACTTGAAAGTGATCTTGAAGCTATTGAATCTACTGATACAGATTTTGATTCATTAATTGTTGATACTAAAAAACGTGTAGATAAATTAGCTAAGAAGGTTAAAGAATATAGAGATGAATTAGCTAAGTTAGATATCGTAAAGTATGTAGTATCAGAAGAAGGGGTTAAATCGTATATTGTTAATAAGCTTCTAGAATTGCTTAATAGTAAATTATTACATTACCTTAGAAGACTTGATTCTAACTCTATTTGTATCTTCAATGAATATTTTGAAGAAGAGATTCTTAATGAAAAGAATAA